GTGAAAAAAATCAAGGCCTCGAATGAGGCCTTGAACTAGGCCGAAAATAGTAGGGTAGATAATAGAAACAACAGGTTACATTGCTCTATAGTCGACTAAACGCCCCTATACACACCTTGAGTGTGGACGCGATGTGGACATTAAACATCTGCTTTCCCCTGTAATGGATTATATGAAATTGCATCCTGTAAAAAGTCGGGGGCAAAGTGAGCATAGTTCATAGTTTGTTCGATTTTAGAGTGACCCAAAATCTTTTGCAGGGTAATTATATTTCCACCATTCATCATAAAATGTGTGGCAAATGTATGCCTCAATGCGTGGGTTGACTGTCCATTTGGTAAGTCTGGCTTGGCGTTATTTACTGCGCTTCGAAAGCCACAATAAGAAGCCTTTGGGAATAATAAGCCGCTTTTTTGTTGCAAAATTTCTGCCGCAACCTCTGAGGAAATAGGAACGCTACGTCGCTTCCCATTTTTGGTCTGTACGAACGTCACCACATTATGCACGACATGTTCTCGTTTCAACTTCGTTGCCTCCCCCCATCTAGCGCCAGTGCTAAGACAAAGAATGGCAATTTTACGGTTGTCACCAGTTAATATCGAAAGCAAGGTGGCGATCTCATCACTATTGAGGTAACTCATTTCTGTGTTTTCCTCTTTGAGCTTTCCAGCTCCTCTAACTGGGTGTTCGCCAGCATAGAGGTCTGACTCGATAAGATCGGTAAACATGCCGCTAATCGCCGTCATTTCCCGATTGATGGTAGATGCTTTTACTCCCTCAGCTAACCGCTCAGACCTATAGGCTGTTATGCGCGCTCTATCTATCTGAAATGTTGCGGGATTATCCATCATTCTTGCGATTCTTTCTAATTTCATTAGCGCAGATGTACCATGGTCACGGTGCTTGCCATGGTATCGCCACCAAATATCAATCAAATCAGACAGTGGGCGTTTATCTGCTGGCTTTGATAACCACTCTTTAGTGTGGTGATTGGCATTCGTATAACGCTCAAAGGCTAATGCCTCATGTCTTTTGTCAAACTTCCGACGGATACGCTTTCCGTTGCGCCCACTCGGTCTAATGTCCACTTCATAGCGACCATCTTCGAGTTTCTTAATTGACATAAGAAATCCCTCCAATAGGTCTTATAACTAACTCTTTATGTGTATATGCATAACAAGTTGTTACAGGGCATCTACTACACAGATACGCACCGTAAATAGTTAGCCAATCTTTTGGTCTGAGTGCTGCGAGGTTGTTTCGTCTTGCCCACAGTGTGCGAGTGCCGGAGCAATCTGTCCGGATTCAGGTGCAGTCTCATCGGTCATAAACCAAAGCGTATATTTTTGAAATTTAGGGTGTTGAAGCAGCTTCATTGATATGTCTGTAGAGGGAATCATCCTTCCACTTTCATAATGATTCAGACTACCGTAAGGAACTCCTATTAATTCAGCAGTTTGCCTACGATTTAGCTGCTCACTTTCCCTCATAACTCTCATCTTTTGACCTATAGTCATTGACATGTTGTACGTATCCCACTAATAATTGTACGTATGCAGACAATATCTACTGGCGTTAACGGTCGATTGTAGTCGCCAATAGGTGCTTATCGTCTACTTATGAAAACCATTGGGGAGATTATCAGATGAGTAAACAGGTGGTAAGTGTTTCAGACGCTTTGCCCGCGCATGAGTTTGCAAAAGTTATTGGAAAAACTCCTACGGCGGTTACGAAGATGATCGAAAAAGGGAAACTGCCATATGTTGATATGAAAGATCCTCAATCTCCATCAGCCCGTCCAGAAAAGTGGGTCTATCTACCAGCGTGGAATGCGGGAATGAAATTGGCCTATCAAAGCCGCCCTAAAGAGATTAGAGAAGGGTGGTTGCAATGGTTAGGGCTTGGTGAACCATCAAAATAACTTCCAAAGGAGGGGATCATGAAGCAACCAATCTCAATAGCTCCATTGCTCTGGGACCATCAGACAGCTCGCTCACTGGATACACACATCACCCACGGCAAAGGCCGTAAGGGGATCATTATCCGGGGTAGAAGTTTAGGCAAGACCAAAAGCATTAACCGCTTTATTCCATGGGGGCACCATGACCGTTGTAACTCTTGATTCAGTAAAAGAATTGCCAGCTGGTTTGCGCGATATAATCAGCAAACATCTAGCGGCTCCACGCTGGAGCGAGACTTGTGGCTTTTACAACCGTATGACTGAGCGCGAACGGGCGACAATCTGTTTTCATGCGTTTTTAAAACAGCATTATGCAGTGGTTAAGCTAGAGGAGATGAACGACGCCGATCGCGAGCGTGTGGTCTGTGTTATTGCAGAACTAAGCCGCGCATTTGCTGAATATCGTAAACATGGCATTAGCAAATCTGGATTTATCCGTCGCCTAACAGTCAGTCAGCGCAGAACGCTTTTCCGTCATGCTGGCCTTACTGATATCGAGTTTAGCCAACCATATTGGTATATGGATAATGAAACATGCCTATGGCGTGAAAAGTTATTTCGTGCATTACGTGAATTATTTAGTTTATTCAGATACGCCCCAACAGTATTAACAGCGGTAAGACCCGAGCAATATCTCCACTAATTAAATAAATACGAAATTATTTAATAGGCGTTTTATTACGTCGGGCTTTCTATTATCTGAGGTTAATTATGCATATGTATAAAACAGTCGGCCAAGAGATGCACCGAAAAGCCGAAGCGGAAGTGCAAGAGCTACTATTAAATAATGCTCGTAATGAGGGTAAGGCTGCCGCCGCTGTTATGCTTTCCGCTCGACTCGATGAGATTCTCGTACACGCTCAAAAAGAAGGGCTATCGAAAGCTGAGCTGGTCGAGCTTATGACGCAGGAATCTATCAAGCTGCATAACGAAGGTTTAAGTCATCGAGGTTTTTACTAATGGCTAAAACATTTAGCTGGGTATTTATCAATAATTGGTTTGCCGTCGCTAAGTGTGACGCTAGCTCATTTATTCTTGCTGATATCAGAATAGATAAAGAAACTAAGGTAAATAATTACCCTGTCCGCGCCGTATATTCCAATAAATTAGCTCTAATCGCAGACATTACAAATCTGTGTGTTAAACGTGGCATTTATTTAAAAACAATCACAACACCATCAGAACTCATGCGCGAAAGCCATCACTTTAATGAGCTAAGCCAACAAGCGCTATTTCAGCTCGACAACTAAATCACTATTGAGGTTAATCATGATCCGTATCCCTATTGGCAACGAATTTGTTATTACATCCGACTCCTTTCAATACATTCTTAATAAAAAAAAGGTTGCACAAAAAGGTGCTAAGGCGGGGGAGGAGTGGCTCGACCCTATCCGGTACTATTCAAGCATAAACCAACTGGTTACAGAGCTTATTAATCTCCACGTCCGTAACTCGACCGTGACCAGCATCGCAGGGCTTGCGGCTGAGATTGGCAGTATTGGAAAGCTTTGTCAGGAAGCGTTTTCCAAACATCACCTAAAGGCTCAGTAAATTGAGCTCGTTCACCAATAGGGGGCGAGTTGCCCCCACGCCACCGCCAGCCTTTAACGCTGAACCCCGAGCGCCGTTTGTGGGCGCGTATAGCTGGAATGCACCACGCGAAGCTATTAGTAAAGAGAGACCTCTTACCCGTGAAGAATACATTCAGGGGCAAGACGCCTTACGCAAAATTGACTCACTGCCGTATTTCCTCAGCAAGATTTTCATTGAGCGCCATAACTACCTGTTAAACACACAAGGGATACTGGCCGCACACCGCTTTTTATACAAAATTTATTTGCCGCGCATACATCCGAGACTCGAGTTTGTTAACACTAAATTCGATATGGACGTCAAAGCCTCACTGCGATTTTTGAGTGAGCTAGAGATTTATCGCGGCTTGCCTGATATGCACGATAAAGAGTTAAAGCGGCTAGCCGGTCGCATAGCGGCTCAGTTGTATTCTGCTTATGAGGAACTGAGCGACGCATTTCTCGAATGTCATGATCAAGAGGCGCTTTTTACCGATGAGGCTCAAGTCGATCTCTATGCTCATGTAGCTGGCGCAGCACGCGCTTTTAATATCACACCAATGCACTGGCAACGTTTCCGTAAGGGAAAGCTAGATATGCGTGGCGCATTCCGCAGCATCCTGCGCCTCATCAATGATGAATGGTGGATACGTAAGCTCAAAGCGCAGCGCACCCAGTGGCGTGAGGCACTGCTTATCGCCGCCGGTGAAGTCAATTTTAAACGCTCATCTTATGCCAGTAAGCAAGCGATCAGTGATGTTCGCGCCCGTCGTGCGGCCAATATGGAATACCTCAAAGGGTGCGACCTTGAGAACGTCGAAACCGGCGAACGAATCGACCTGATCGATAAAGTCATGGCGAGTATCTCTAACCCTGAGATTCGCCGCATGGAGCTGATGAGCACTATTTACGGTATCGGAAAATATGCCGCTGAAAAAAATCACATCGGTATGTTTGTCACTATCACCACGCCCTCGAAATATCACCCGACCCGCACGGTAAAAAACAAGCGTGACAAACAATGTCAGCTTAACCACAAGTGGGATGGAGAAGCCTTTTCCCCGAAAGACGGCCAGCGTTATCTAGTCAGAATCTGGAGCAAGATGCGCACCGCATTCAAAGACCGCGATCTAAACGTCTACGGGATTCGTGTGGTTGAGCCTCACCACGACGGGACACCTCACTGGCATATGGTGCTGTTTTGCGACCGCAAACAACGCGCGGCTATTGTCGAGATTATGCAACGTTACGCGTTAAAAGAAGACGGTGACGAACGCGGA